CTCTCGCCTTTTTTGTTGGTGATCTCGACCTGCTCGCCGGGCTGGCCCTGGTGTCGCACCTTGACCCCCCAGGATTCATCCTTGAGCTTGTACCACGTTGCTGGTGTCATCATTCATCTCCCCTGTTGTGCATTAGGTTGTTTATCTTCGTGCCATACTCTGCCACGAGTTCTTCTAGTTTTGCAACTTTGGCAAGCAACGAACGCTTGTCTTCGCGTAGTTGGTCCAAGTCGCGCTGAAGGTCATTGACCCAAGACTGGTAGAGGATCGTTTCGTTTTCTGTCACGAGTCCAGTGTATCACGCATTCTGCGCATTGCTTTGCGCTGCATGGCAGTCGCCCCACCCCAGATGCCGTATTCGATCTCATTGCTCAAGGCAAACTCAAGGCACTTACCACGCACCGGACAGTCTTTGCAAACACGTAGCGCGTTGCGCACCTTGCCGTTGTATCCGGATTCCGGAAAGAAAACTTCTGGTGATTGTCCGCGGCAAGCGGCATCATCCATCCAGTCAAAGGTCTTTAGAACAAGCGAGAACTCGCTGAGCAACTTCATGTAGTCATAACCTCCACGGCTGCCAGCCGTTGCCATTGGATTGTTGGGCGTAGTCATAGACGGCCTTTGCTGATAGGAGGTTGAAGTATGGGTCGAACAGTTGTTCGCATCCAACAGTAGGCAATACGCCGATAGTTTGCAAGTATCCCTCCGGATACCACTTGGTCGGCAGGCACCATGACCTGTCGTTGATCTGAGTCAAACCAACATCGGCAGACTTGTCTTGGTTCAGGGTGGTGTTGTGCTGGCTTGGGTCGCACCTGGATTCGCGCCACATCACGTAGTCCAGGGTGGGTAGCAAATCGGGGGTCCAGCCAGCTTCTACCGCCAACGCCCACCACTGGGGGCACAAGGCGTCTGCTGGCACTGGCAGGGTGGTGGTCGTAGGCACCGTCTCAGACGCAATAGGAAGCGTTATGAGAGGCGCAAAGGCCTGGGGGGTAGGTGGAATAGGGGTCTGTTCTGATACCCCCCAAAACCCGACTACTGCAAAGGTTGCACTAATGCCTGCGAACAGGCGTACGAGCCATTCCATGCGATTCTCCTTTTGGCGGTCATTCCGACCACCTGTTATTGGGCCAAGCCTTTTCTACCAGCGAGGCGAGCCCATGCAACACCATTTTTGTCACTTCCGCCGGGGTGGCCCCGATCATTACTGCATCTAGTTCTTCTTCGTCGAACCCGTCGGGGCCTGCCGCAGCCACTAGCACCGCCATGCCAATGATGCAGCAAGCCCCTTCGAAGTCGCGTACTTGGGCGTCTATTTCATCGCCATCTTCGGGACTGTTCCCGAAATAAAGTCTCACGCAAGAAGACTAACAAGTTCACTGAACTCATCCAAGTCCATAAGGATTATGCCCCTACTGGTGCCGTCCGGCATTGCGACCATGACGAACGGTCGAATGTCGCCCAACGCCTTCGCCGCATCAGACTGGGCTTTAGCGGCTTGGAAACGGGTAGCAATCGGACCGACCTGAGCGCCTGCTTTGATCTCGGTACGAAAAGCACCACCCCAGTTCTCCTCGTGACGTGTAAGGTGACCGCCCAACCCCAACTTTTTACGGGCACGACGCGCCTTCGCATCCCCTTTAGTCCGATTTCTACGACCGCGAGCGGCAGGATCGGCACACCCTCTAACTCGGCGTACGCCATGTCTGTCTGGTCTTCCCAGAGTGCCAAACAGTGGGCAGTTGTCCAGGGTGCACTTGTCTTTATTTCCCTGGCACTCGCCTTTGCGTTCATTTGTCACCGGGTCCACTGGCGTCCTGAAGGAAGTTGTGGATGGCTTGTCGGATGACGTCAGACCGTGACTCATAGTACTCGGGATTTTTTTTGAGGAACGAGTCCAAGCTCTTGATGTACCGGTTGGGTAGGCGCAGAGAAATGAGCGTCATGCGTTCACGCTTTGACATTGGCTGCCTCCAGAATCGTCTTCATCTCGAGCATCTCTTCTTTGCTCAAGTCCTTCAGGTCCTTGATCGGACGCTTGGCGAGATCGGATGCAATCTCCAGGCGTTCCTCTTTGTTGAACTTCTTTTTCATAGCCAACACGGTCAGAGAGTTGGCGTTGACTTCCTCGTCTTTGACCTTGCTGTTGAGGTGGGCGTGGTACGCAGTGCGCAACTTGGCAAAGTCGTCGGCCGTTGCATCGTCGAGTGACGGCACGCCGTTTTCTGCCGCAAATGACACCGCGTCGATGCCCTCTTTTTGGCAGGCATCAACGAAACGTTGCTTAGATACCGGCGTAGGTGTGCGCTGCATCTGGTTGGGGTTGGCTTGGGCCGGCTTTGGTGCCTGTGCCTGCGGTTGTTCTTCCCATTCAGACTTGGACCACAGGCTGAGGCAGATGCCAAAGCGCATGGCTGCATTGCGCAGAAAGTCGCCAATAAGTTCCTTGTCGAGGTCTGGCTTGTCGTGTTTGGCCGTACCCACACCGAGCCTGGTCTGACCAAGCACTGTGAGCTTGCCCCACATCACGGCCATACCGTTGACTACGTTGATGGCGGGTCGACCATCGGTCGTCCAAGCCACCGGTTCCCATGACCACTGCGGGTCAATTTCCAGCAGGATTTTGGTGATCTCTGCGTGTCCAACGAAGTCCAGGGTCACGCCACCGCGTGGCAGTTTGCCGACGATGGATGGGTCTGGTACTCCGTACTGTTCGAGTACGTCTTTCAGTTCCATTACTTGTCTCCTTTGAGTCGCATGACTCGGGTTGTTGTTTCCTTGCGGAACTTCTCGGCAAGTGCCGGGTGTTCCTTCTCGAAGCGTTTGGTGTCGAACACCGTGCGCTTCAAGTTCTTCCACGTGACGATTTCCCTGCCATCAAAGACGCCGCGTTCGGCATCTCCCAGCAGCATCCCCACGCGTCCTTTCAACTCTGACTCAATTGCTTCGAGTCCTTTGATGTGCTCGCGTACAGAGGCAAGCTCAGACACGATCTCGGCACCGTTGGCGTCTAGCGCAACGACTGAACCATCTGCTTGCGGGTGCATTTGTTGTGCGTGCTCGGCCTTGATTTGCGAACCAAATGGCAAGATGCCGGCGTCGATGTCGCGCAGAAACTCGCGGCAAGCATCGATGTGCACCCGCTTTTCGTCGCTCGATACTTTCTGGGTGTAACGGTGCATCTGCATTGACGAATCAAAGATGACCCATTCGACGGCTGCAGCATTGGCGCAGATCGCTTGCTGTACGCCCTGCCAATACCACTGGCGCGGGAGTTGTCCATCCCAGCGTTTGGCTGTGGTCTTGATTTCGACCGGGACGAGCTCTTCGTTGATGCCGTCAAGCGTGGCAATTAGGCGTACGCCCTCATCGTCGTACTTGTACATCACCACTGGTTCGGTGATCTGCATTCCGTACTCATCCTGCGCCCAGGCCCTGATGAACGGCTCCATGCGTGTGCCGCGCTCCATTGCTTGGTTGGTTTCCTTTGGCTGTGGTGCCTCGGGGGCCAGCAGTTCAGCAGCAAGGTCGCCGCTAGTGGTGTAGTTGTGCTCGTCGTGGATTGCGGCTGCAACGGAAGCCGAGATGAGCGCGCGGCCCTCTTGGTCTTTCCATCGTGCCGCAAGCCATTCGACTGAGCCGTGTTCTGGTTTGGGTATGGTTGTGAATCGTTCCATGATTCCTCCTCGTGTACTACATCGTAATACGGGTGTGCAGGATTTGCAACCCGTGCAGCGAACTTAGTGTTGGGCTGTTACGAGGTTTAGATCTGGATTGTTTAGAATTACGATTCGTTGCACCATCCCAGTCGGGATGTGGGTGACCATGCCAACCGTGTCCAGCTCGGGTTCCTCCATCGGGCACCACGAGCAGGTCACGGAGACATAGCCCTCCAACAAATCCGGCCAGAGCCAGCCAACACTCACAACGTGCTGCGGTTTTGGTTTGTAATCCTTGGTATTGATCCAGCCGTTGGTGGAATCAAAGGCGTCAATCCAGTGGACTGCAACCAATGACCACGGGCAGGAGTCAGTCGAGCCAGCAGACATACTCGCAGGTTACCCTTCCTTTGTCGGGGTCAACAAACATCAGCCTCTGCGAAGGTTTGCCTACTGCGGCAACGAAGGATTTTGCGTACTGGTTGTCCGACTCTGGGCTGCCAGTCACCCAGATACGGCCGCCGTTGGCCATGGTCAGACTGATTGGGGTATGAAAATGACCCATGATGCAGTCGTGGAAGTCCATGAACGTAGCCCAAG